GCCGACGGTCTCGGAGTCGGCCGCGATGATCTTGAGCTGCGCGCCGGTCGTTCGATGTTCAATCAGCCGCTGGTGAGCGACGGGTTTGAGAATCTTCCGTAGCCGCGGGTGTTCGGCCACCATGTCCATCGCCGGCTCGGCGGAGTTCCGCGCGATTTCGACCGTGGGAGCCAGGATGATGAACTCGGCCGAGTGCCGCCGGTTGCGCACGAGCTCGGTGAGCATGATGCCGGCTGAGCGGGTGCTCTTCGTGTTCTTCTTGGCGATGAGTTCGAAGAACTGGTTGATCTCCCGCCGGCCAGTCTCCGGATTATAGGCGCCGAAAACGGCCCGCGGCAGATCGAAGATCCAGTCGCGTCCAATCTGGCCGAAGGTCGGGTGGCCCATCACATCGACCAGCGGGAGCTCGGCGAACAGCTCGAGCGCGAACTGCGCATCGTCGCCGGGGAATAGCGGCTCGCACGGCAGTAGCGAGCGGCGTTCAATCAGGCGCTCGCGCCAGTCCAGGCACGCCGTGGACCACCAGGGCTCCATCTAGTCGGACTCGAGGGTTCGGCCCCCGCTAGCGACGAGCCGCGGTGGCGCGCGCGGTGCGTACTTTCCACCCTCGGCGATCTCGGCCAGCGCGTCCGCGGTCGCTTGGGCCTTCTTGCCCAGCGGAACCTCGGGGTCATCGGGGACGGCATCCTCGCGGCGGTCGGACTGCCCCAGCAGATTCTTGCCGAGGAAAATCGCCATCGCGGCATTCTTTGCAGCCAGCGCAAACTGCGAGCGGCGAAGCGACACCCGCGAAAGCGCGTGGCCGTCGTCCCAGACCGAGCGAACGAGGCGCGGCTCTTGCTCGACAGGCTCGCCCGGGAGCGTTTCGTCCAGGAATGCCTCAAAGGTGGTGGTCGAGACCTTCAGGAACGCCGAGGCCTCCCGGACCGTGCAACCGATCTGACCGAGGCCGCGAAGTTCATCGAGCGTCCGCGGGTCGTCGGCGCGCAGTTTCTTGGGCCGGCCGCCTTTACGCGAGCTTGTGTCAACAACCTCCGTCGCATTGGTCATTCTGCAGCCTCTAGGACATGCCGCTTGGCCTCGACCTCGGCGAAGGTCTCGCCCGTCTCGGCGTGGCGCGCCTCCTGGCCAGTGAAGGCTTGCCATCTGAGAACGCCTACGTCGACGTATACCGGACTTAGTTCGATGGCCACGCAGCGGCGTCCGGTCATTTCGCAGGCGATGCCCGTTGTGAAGGAGCCGACGAACGGGTCGTACACCGCCTCGCCGACTTTGCTGTTGTTCTCGATGGGCCGCTTCATGCATTCGATGGGCTTCTGGGTCGAGTGGCCGGTCGACTCGTCGCCTACGCCGCGCGAGCCTTTGAAGGCCGAAGCGTTGTCGATCTGCCAGAGCGTCGACTGGTCGCGCGCCCCTTGCCAGTGAGCGGTTCGGCCTTTGCGCACGGCGTACAGGCACGGCTCGTGCTGGACGTGGTAGTTGCCGCGCCCGATGGGGAAATGCGACTTGGCCCAGATGACCTGCATCCGAATCTCTAGGCCAGCGGCCACGAGCGCTAGTTGATGGTCGACCATGTTGGAGCCCGGCGGGCTCCAACAGTAGGCGACGTCGCCGGGGAATAGCACCCATGCGTCGCGCCAGTCAGAACGCTCGTCGCCGTGGACGGCGCCCGTCGCTCTGGGCGCGGTCCACGTCTCAAGTTCGCGGTCGCGCCATTTCGGGTCGTAATTCACCCCATACGGCGGGTCGGTCACCATCAGGTGCGGCTTCTCGCCGGCCAGCACGACAGCCACAGTCCCAGGGTCCGTGCAGTCACCGCACAGCAGCCGGTGCTCCCCGAGCAGCCACATATCCCCTAACGCTGAAACGGGATTGGCTGGCGGTTCGGGCGCATCGTCGGCATCGGTCAGGCCTTCGGTGCGGTCGGCGAGGATTTCGGCAAGCTCGTCGTCGCTGAAGCCGATCACGCCGATATCGAAGTCCGCGGCTCCGAGCGCTTCGATCTCCGAGCGCAGCAAGTCCTCGTCCCAGCCAGCGTTCAGCGCCAGCCTGTTATCGGCGATGACGTAGGCGCGGCGCTGCGCGGCGGTCAGGTGGCCGAGCACGATGACCGGAACCTGCTCAAGGCCGAGTTCCTGCGCAGCGAGCACGCGCCCGTGGCCCGCGATGATGCCGCCCTTCTTGTCGACCAAAACTGGGTTGGTGAACCCAAACTCGGTGATCGACGCAGCAATCTGCGCGATCTGCGCGGCGTCGTGTGTCCTGGCGTTCCGCGCGTAGGGCGTCAGGGCCGAGACGCTGCGCTGCTCAATTTCCACGCGGGCTCCTCGCGACTGTTCTTCCGCGAATTGCACCCGAGGTGTGCGCACTGGACATTGTAACTCGCGTGCACACCGCCAGCCGCCAAGGGCGTGACGTGATCAATGCTCACTGACATCGGGTGCGGCCAGCGAATGCTGCGGTCCACCGGCTCATGGCAAAGCTGACAGGTCCATCCGTCTCGGGCGAAGACCACGAGCGGGTCGATATCTTCCCATCCGAAGGCGCGAATCCTGGCGTGGCGGCGGGCGCCGTAAAAGGCGAACCTCGCAGCGTGGCTAGACCACTTGCGCGGTGGCCATTGGTTCTCCGCGGCGATCCGGCGGGCGTTCTCTGCCCGAAGTTGCGAGCAGCAGTTCGGCGAGCACGTGGCCGCCTTCTGCTGGCGCGACTGAAACGAGGCACCGCAGACTACGCAAACATGCGCGTTGAGCTTGGCCGCCGCGTAACCGCGTAGTCCCGCACAACGGCTGGAGCAGACCTTGGCGCCTTTGTTGGCGAGGAATGGCGAACCGCACACCACGCAGTTCAGCGCGCGCTTGCCCTTTCCATTGACTACGACGAGGCCGTGCTTCGCCCGGTAGCGATCACCAGCGCGTCGGTTCTTCGCCCGCTCCTCGTCAGTGATCTGCTCGCGCAGTCGGTTCTTCGAACCCTTCGGCCGGCCCCTGCTGCTCTGGCGCGCGATGTCGGTCACGCGACCAAGATTAAAGCAGGTCGCATGGTCGAAAAAGCTGGGGGCAGATTAAATCTGCGCGTGATTGCCAATGCGGCAAACCGCAGGCGATGCCGTTACAGGCTTAACCCGGTACCGTCCGAGGCGCCCTCAACGGCGGGCAGCGCGGGCGGCAGCAGTCTTCGACGAATGATGTGATCCACAGAGGCAGGCACCATTCGCCACATCCAACCGAGCGCCGCCGTCGCGTATCTCGTCCTTGTGGTCAGCGAACATGCGATGGTTAGGGAGAGCCCGGCCACATCGCCGTCCATCTTTGGTGATAGCCTCGCACCGTCCACCAGCTCTAGCGATCACGGCGTCGCGCCAAGCACGGTGCTCGGGCGTCTGGTAGTGTGGGTCAGCAGTCTTGGGGAGGACTCGCACCCTCGCGTCTAGCGTGGGGATGCGGTTCGCCGGACGTCCGAGGGGAGAGGCCATCCGGTCGCACCTCTGACCGTTCGCCTTTGTAGGCACGGAGGGGGGCCCGTCGTCAATGCTTATTTTGACGCGGCCTGCAGCACCTTTGCCGGCGCGCGCTGCATCCGATAGTGCGCGGCGAGCAGCCGCAGACCACTGTCCAGCAAGGTGCGGACGTAGACGGCGCCCTTCTCTGGATCGCGGTAACGAGGTTGCGCGGCTTCGCTCGTGGCAACGCCATCAATGAGCACGATCTCCACCACCCGCAGCATTTCGATTCCGCAAGCGCTTAGCGCAGCCCGGGCGCTGAGTACGCGCGTCCTGGCGTCGAACACACGATCGGTCGCACGGTCAGATCCGGTCAGCCCGCGAATCCCGAGCATGTTCGCCGCCAAACGCGGTTCGAACTTCGCTTCGTCCCAGTCCTTCTCAAAGCGAACGCCAGCGGCTATCTGGTTCTCGTCCAGGCCGATGAAGCGACGCAGCCGCGCGGCGCAGTTTGCGTCTCTGTCGCGCACGGAAATCCCGACGGTGACGCGGCGCATCGGCCGCGAGCCTGGTGGGTCACCATCTGGCGCCCAGCCGTCGATCCGGGTTACAGCTAGGTCGCCGCGCTCGGCCCGCTCGGGCGTTGGGAGGAACATGGGCACGCCAACCGCATCGGCCGCGCGCTCGAGCTGCTCAAGCCTCGTCGGCTTCCTTGGCGTCTTCGCGCGTCTGCCGCCCCTGCGCCGAGCCAAATTCGCGCTCCTCGAAAGGCTGAGGAAGATGCGCTAGGCCGTGGTTTTCAGCAAGAGCCTCAGCGTCTGTGCTTCCGCAGGCGCCGCACCGTGTCGATCTCGCGCTTTTGCCAGCTCGGGCACCTGTTCCAAAAGGCCGTTCGGACGAGCCAGCGGAGCGCGAAGAACGCAGCCGCCAGAACCGCGCCGGTCGCATAGATTTCAAGGGCGAGTTTCACGCTGTTGTCCCCGTCCGCGAAGCCGCCGAGCCTGCCAAAGCCAGCGTCCGCTGCTAACGTCTGCGCCATGTCGCCCCACATGATTGAAGCGGCGAAGCTCGAGCGGCCCGGCGCGTTGACAATCCAGCCGGCCCACTTCTCCTCGTTGTCTGTCCCATCGCTGAACACGTAGTAGCCAGCGCCAGGTTCGGTGGCGACGCGGATGAGCCCGGCGACGCCTAAATCGACGGGGCGATAGCCGTCGCGCGCCTTGAGCGTGAAGACGCCGATCGCCTCGTCACAGCCCTTGGTTAGTTCCATGCCTATCCGGTTAGCGCCCATCGCCACTATCCGTGGTGTTGATCCATGCGTGTTCGGTTGGCCGCGCTTCGCCCAAGTTGACGGCGAACGCCCACAGTTCCGGAGCGAGCGCGCGAATAGCCATCATCGCGCCATCGGCCGCGTCTTTGGACACGAAGCGGAGTGCCTTGGTGTGGTCCACTGTCCAGAAAAACCGCGGGTTGTGACCGATCTCGTGAGTGCCCAGATAGCGTGCGCCAGGGGCCTCAATCAGCCACGCAAAGGCTTCCCGATCCCAGGTAGACAGCCCCTCGACCATGTGTCGGACCATCGCGTCGGCTTGGGTCGCGTCGAACAGGTTCGTTCCGGTTGGCTCGTGCTTTCCTGCGTGCTCAGGCATGTGCTCGTTGAACGCCGCCTTGAAGCTGATGCCTGCATCGGGCGCGAAGTTCTCTGGCAACCGCCAGCTAAGGAAGCGGTGGCTTTCCGCTGACGAGTTCTTTCCCGCTGGCCTCTTTCAGCACTTTTATGCAAAACGTGCCGCAACTGGCCCAGAACATCAGTGGAATGTTGCGTTTCGGCGGCGGGGCGACCCTCATCGGAATC